CTTGTACATCAACGCCGTGATGTGCATCTTGCTTTAACCATTATTGCCCGTAGTCAGCACGATGATAGCGGGGCATTAGAGGTGCTGGATAAGGTTCGCTTGGCGATTGTGGGCTTTCGCCCCACTAATTGCGAACCTTGTGTATTAATTAGCGAAGAGTTCGCGGGTGAAGACGAAGGGCTTTGGCAATATCAACTGATTGTGCAAACCAGCACGTGGCAGGTGGAACAACGCGACCTGCAAAATTCACACAAATTTACCACCGCACTTTTACGCCGTGCGGATCAACATTAAGGAGAAAAATATGGCTTTTCACCACGGAACTGAAACCAAACGTGAAACAGGCGGATCTGTTCCCGTTCAAACCGTTGATGGGGCGATTATTGGCATTGTCGGCACAGCCCCAATGGGAGCGGTAAACCAGCTTACGCTGTGCCAAACGAAGAAAGATTTTGCCCAATTTGGCACGCTTACAGGTAAAGGCTTCACCCTCCCTGATGCCTTTGAGATTTTAAGCCGTTATGCCAGTGGGCAGGTTTATGTGGTCAATGTGTTAGACCCCACTCGTCATAAAACCCAAGTCAATGATGAGGTATTAACCCAAGACCCAAACACCTTAATTGCCGTAACGGAAAAAGCGGCATTGCTCACCTTAACGGTGAAAGCAAACAATGTGGCTCTCACTGAGGGGACAGACTACACGGTCAATATGCAAACAGGGGAAATCTGCTTTAAAGCCAGCAAAACCAGCCTCACTGTGACCTATACCTATGCTGACCCAAGTAAGGTTACGGAAGAAGATATTAAAGGCGGCGTGGAAAGTAGTACGGGGCAACGCAAAGGCTTTGAGTTATTGCGTGATGGCTTTAATAAATTTGGGGCAGATGCCAAGGTGTTGATTTGCCCTGAGTTTGATAAAACGGCGACTTGTGCTGCCGCCCTTCAAGTGCTGGCGGAGCAACTAAAAGCGGTTGCCTATGTGCAATTGCCAAAAGGAACAACCCTTTCTAAAGCCATTGAAGCACGAGGTCCACTGGGTAACCTTAATGCCAAAGCCAGCTCAGAACGAGTACGCCATTTTTACCCTTATGTCACAGGAATGAGTGGTGGGCTTGAAAGTCTTGCCACGCACGCGGCGGGGCTGCGAATGAAAACCGATGTGGAACAGGGTTATTGGTTTAGTACCTCTAACCGCGAACTGTTGGGCGTGATTGGTATGGAAGTGCCATTAACGGCGCGTATTGATGACTTACAAAGTGAAACCAATCGCTTAAATGCCGTGGGGATTACCACGATTTTTAATAGCTTTGGCACAGGGTTTAGATTATGGGGCAACCGCTCAAGCTGTTTCCCAACGGTTACCCATATCATCAACTTTGAGACCGCCTTGCGTACAGGGGATTTAATTGATGAAAGCATTCGCCGTGCCGAGTTGCAATATATCGACCGTCCGATTGATGATGCGTTAATTGACAGCCTATTGGAAACCATTCGCACCTACTTAGGAACGCAAAAAAGCCTCGTAGGTTTTGAAGTGGGGCTCGATTACGACTACGACTTGGCAGATGCTTTTAGTCAAGGGCAGATCCCCTTGACCTATGATTACACACCAAAACTGCCAGCTGAACGCATTAGCAATCGCTCAGTGATGACGCGTAAATATTTGGTGAATTTGGTTGGTCAAAAATAATTAAGGAGCAAGAATGAGTACAGCAATTAATCAAATCGTCAATGCCAATGTGTATTTCAACGGTAACTCTTTGCTAGGTAAAGCCAAAGAAATTAAGGTTGCCGATATTGAGTTTGAACAAATTGAGCATAAAGGGCTTGGTTTAGTGGCAACCATTAAACTGCCAGCGGGTTTAAATGCCCTAGAGGGTGAAATAACTTGGGATAGTTTCTACCCTGAAGTTCGTGTACAAAATACTAACCCATTTAAACACCAGCAATTAATGATCCGCTCTAATTTGCAAGTATTTAACGCAATGGGCTTGGCAGAAGAAGCCCCATTAGTTACGGTAATGAATGTGCAGTTTAGTAAAACCGCAGGCGGAAGTTTTAAACCTAAAGAGGCGGTTGAGCTGCAAGATAGTTTCCAAATCTACAGCATTAAGCAGACCTTAGAGGGGAAAGAATTGCTCTACGTGGATACCTTTGCCAACATCTACCGTGTAAATGGGCAAGATGTATTGCAAAAATACCGCACCAATATCGGGCAATAAATTCTTAAAACTACTTTAAAAGAAATTTAAAGACGATTTCAGTAAACTCCTTGGCGAAGTTAAACAAAACCAACCAAGGAGTTTTTTTATGTCTAAACAAACTGAACAACCAAGTAACCGTATCAAATTATCTCGCCCAATTACATTAGGCTCAGGAGATCTTTTAGAAGAGGTAACCGTACGCCGTGTTACAGCAGGTGATCATCGTAAAGCAGCTGCACGCTGTAAAAATGATCCTGTTGCTACGGAATATGCTGTGATGGCAATGGTAAGTGGTTTACAGCAAGAAGATTTTGATGCGTTAGATTGGGAGGACGTGCAACTTATTCGTGGCTTTCTGTTCGATTCAGCAAGTTGATATTGATGAACTTTATACACTCTATGCGGATTTAGCGTGGTGGTATGGCTGGACGCAATCTGATATTGATGCCCTCACAATGGAGGAGCTTGATTGCTGGCTTACACAGGCTAATAGACAAGTAAAAGCGGGCTATATGCGAGTATAGCCCCAGTTAATGAAAAAGCCAATAAGTAGGGCTGGGATAGGCATTATTACTGCGACAGCGACTGAGTAAAGTAATGCGATAAACACCCAAAAGAAGAGGTAGAAAATCGCAATAAAACCGATTTCAGCAAATCCAGTGGCCGCTGCAAATTGTGTAGCAGGGAAAATATCTATCGCAGCCCAAACCCCAGCCACAATAAATGAGCAAACCATAATAGCTTTGGCAATGGTCAATGTTCTCTCTGAATATATCTCTTGCTTCATGCTCCCTCCTAGTCTTATTAGCTAACTTTACCGTGAGAAAGAAAAAATGGCAACAAATGAATTAATGATCGGCTTAGTGATTGGCGCAACGCTTAAAGGTGTGGGTGCCGCATTTACCACAGTCACTAAGCTATCCTCTCGCCTATCTAGCCAAATTGAAAAGGCTACAGCACAGCAAGACCGTTTCGGGCGTGAATTACAACGAATGAACTATCCTGCCAAAAACCTTGATGCGATAGCAAAGCGCTATAAGCAGTTAGATAGTGCGATTAGCCGAGCTGAAAAAAGTCAGCAACGCCTCAATGGTGCAATGGCACTTTCTGAACGATGGGGTAACGCTAAAAAACGTATGCAAGGTCAATTAATGGAGACCGCTGCTCACGGCTATGCGGTAGGTCGCCCATTAATGACATCAAGTCGGACTTATATGGAATTAATGACATCAATTCGGACTTATATGGATCAGGAGGATGCCGCTAATGACCTAAAAATTACGATGATGAAAGCTGATGGTTCGTTCGGGAAATTTAAAGAAATCGGCAAAATTGCCGATGATTTAGGACGTGATTTACCTGGCACAAAAAAAGATTTTTATAACCTTGCTCGCGCCTTAAAAATGCAAGGGGTAAGCGATGACATCCTTATCGGTGGAGGATTGCAAACAGCGGCAAAACTCAATGTACTTTTAGGTATGGATCAATTTGAGGGAGGCGAGTTTCTTGCAAAACTGATGGAGGGACACGGGCTTTCCGATGCGGAATTGAAATCCTCCGCGGATAACCTACAGCGTGCAATGTTTGCTGGTGGTATGAACAAAGAGCAAATGTATGGGGCTATGACTTACTATGCGGCTAATGTGCGCTCTATGAAACTCACTGGGGAAGAAAATGCCAAGAAAATTTTTGCTATCCAAGGATTGGCGGCGCAACAATGGTTAGAAGGCACCTCTTTTGGTACAAACTTTTCCACGATGCTTGACCGCATGAATAAAGGCCCGAAGATGATCGCTGAAGCCAAAAAAGGCATGAAAGCCGAAGCACGCGATATTTTGGAAAGCTCAGGCGTTGAATTTAATTTCTGGGACAAAAAGGGCAATTTTAAAGGTATTGATGGCATGATGAGCGAGCTAGAAAAGCTCGACATTATTCGACAGAAGTATGGTGATGAAGGTGCGGGTCTTGTAGCCGATGCGCTCTTTGGCACTGAAGGGAAACGTGTGGCCCTATTACTTGCACAAAAAGGTAAGCAGGGACTGGAAGAGTTTTTGCAGAAAATGCGCGAACAAGCCAGCCTTGAGGAACGTATCGCCCAAAAAACACGCACCCTAAGCGCAGCGATGGAAGCCCTAGGTGGCGTATGGGAAAGTGCGGTAGGAACAATAGGCTCGGCGTTTGCAGATGACTTAAAAGAGATAGCCAAAGCAGGCCAGCATTTTATTGAAGATACATTAACACCGTGGATTAGCGAAAATAAAGGGCTAATTAGAACTTTCGTGGGTTTTGTCGGTGGACTATTAGCGATGAAACTTAGCTTTCTAGGCGTGGGTTATGGGCTCAATTTGCTTTTTAGTCCTTTTGTAAGGCTTTATGTTGGTGCAACAAAGTTAAATGGTGCATTTAATGCGATACGTTTAGCGCGTCTAACAGGGGATTTCTCTAAACTAAGCCTGAAATTGCGTCTTTTAAATCGAGCGTTTAGTTTCGTCGGCGGAGGAAGTTGGCGACTGGCTAAAGGGTTATCTGGTGGCATATTCGGGGCGACAAAACGCGTCGCGTCAGCGTTTATCTCTGCGAATAAGTGGGGATTTAAACTTGGTATGACGTTAGCAGGTAAGCTATTTGGTGGCTTACAACTTGTGGGTAAAGGCATTTTATTTATTGGTCGTGCCTTAGGTCTAAATCCTATTGGTATAGCCGTTATGGCTATCGCAGGTGCGGCGTTCTTAATTTATCAATATTGGGAGCCGATTAAAACATTCTTTTCAGATATGTGGGAAAACGTGAAAGGCTTCTTTAATTCAGGGATTGGGAATATCACCGCAACTATCCTTGATTGGTCGCCAATCGGATTATTTTATAAAGCCTTTGCAGCGGTATTGAGCTGGTTTGGTGTAGAGTTGCCAAGTAGCTTCAGTGAGTTTGGTAAGGGTATGATCAATAAACTTGGCGAGGGGATTGGCAAAGCCTTTGAGGGGGTGAAAAGCTTTATTAATGGCACCGTCAACTGGATTAAAGGCAAGCTTGGTTTCGCCACTGAAGCTGAACAAACTATTGCAACCAAGCAAGCCAATATTGCTCAATCTGCCATAGGCACAGGCGAAATGGCAACGCGTGGCACGCAACTTGCCCTTGAAAATGCAAAAAAACGAGGTTTTTCTACGGGTGGTTACACAGGCGATGGTGGCAAACACGAAGTGGCTGGCGTGGTGCATAAAGGCGAATATGTCCTGAATAAAGAAATCACCTCGCGTCTTGGCGTGGCTAATATCCAACGTTTAGCCAATATTGCAATGGTTGCTGGGCAATCAGCGGTATTGAGCTGGTTTGGTGTAGAGTTGCCAAGTAGCTTCAGTGAGTTTGGTAAGGGTATGATCAATAAACTTGGCGAGGGGATTGGCAAAGCCTTTGAGGGGGTGAAAAGCTTTATTAATGGCACCGTCAACTGGATTAAAGGCAAGCTTGGTTTCGCCACTGAAGCTGAACAAACTATTGCAACCAAGCAAGCCAATATTGCTCAATCTGCCATAGGCACAGGCGAAATGGCAACGCGTGGCACGCAACTTGCCCTTGAAAATGCAAAAAAACGAGGTTTTTCTACGGGTGGTTACACAGGCGATGGTGGCAAACACGAAGTGGCTGGCGTGGTGCATAAAGGCGAATATGTCCTGAATAAAGAAATCACCTCGCGTCTTGGCGTGGCTAATATCCAACGTTTAGCCAATATTGCAATGGTTGCTGGGCAATCTGCCTTTGCGGCAGTAAGCCCCTTAGAGCCTGTGATGACGGAGGTAAAACAGCCTAAAAGTACTATTGCAGCAAACACCGTAACAAGCGGACAAAAAGAGGCAAAAAAACAACCGCACTTAACGCCAAAAACAAAAACAGGTGTGAAGAAAAAATCACATCAAGCAGGCGTACAGCAAGCCCTATCGCAACGTGCAAAAGAAAAAGCTGAGCCAATGCAACATAAATCACCTATTGTGGTGCATTTTAGCCCTGTGATCAATGTTAATGGTAACCAAGAGAAAACGGATATTTTGGCGGATATTACCCAAGCCATGCAACGTGGTAACCGTGAGCTTGAGCGCGTTGTTGAACGTATTTTTGACCAGATAATTGACCAGCGTGGGCGTAGAGCTTATTAGGAGGAAAGATGTATTGTTTACTTGGTGACATTGTTTTTGAACCTATTGATTTAACAGAATTTTCCGAAACTCAGCAAGCCAGTTTTGCTGAACATGCTGTAATGCGTGGTAAACCCAGACTACAAGCCACAGGTGATGGACTAACTACATTACAGTTTGCAGCAAGATTACACCACCAACTCGGTAACGTGGAAAGTCGCTGGCGTGCGTTAAGTGCAGCAAAATCTACACAAAAACCATTGGCTTTAGTATGGGGGCGTAATGGGCTTAAAGGTAATTATGTGATCACTAATCTAAGCTCAACTACGCTCTTTACTGATGATAAAGGTAATGTGTTGTGCCGAGAGATTAACGTTAGTCTTACCGAATATATAGGTAAATTAGAGGCGACATTACAAGGAGCAGCATTACAGTTAGGTAATAATCGCATTTTAGGCTCAATTTTGCCTAAAAATCTTACGAATGCACTAAGTGAAATAAAAAGTCTAGTCAATAAAGGAGTACAGCTTTATCAAGCAGGTAAGCGTGCTGTTGATGATGTGAAAAATATCGTGGCGGTGATGCGACAGTTAAAAACAGATCCTCTATCAGCTCTCAATCACTTACCTCAAGCCTTATCTGGTCTAGATCAATCTTTAGGGGCATTTAGTGATCTTGTTGGTATGCGTTCAGTTTTGGATAGTGTGTCACCTTATTTGAATGCTGTAGGAGAATTTGTGCAGTCAGGGCAAGCTATTTACGATACGCTATCATTTGCTAAAACGAGCTTTGAACAATTGGATATCGCTGATTGGGATAAAGGATTTGCGATTGCTGATAATGCTTTAAATGAAGTGATTGAACATATTGATAACCTCGCCACAACTACTGCCGAAATGACAGCTTGGGTGGTATTACGCAATGATGAGGAAGAAAATAATGAGAACCGTGATTAAGCATACTGTGAAACTGGGTGAGCGTTGGGACAACCTTGCCTACTATTACTATGGTGATCCTTTAGCCTATAGTCGTATTATTGATGCCAATCAGCAACTCAGTTTTTACGAAGTGTTGCCAATGGGGGTGACGGTTTATATCCCTGTCTTACAAGTACAACCCACCAATAATGAACAGATGCCACCTTGGCTAAGGGGAAACAATGACTAATGTCGCTCAATATGATTTTTCGCTGTTTTATGAAAAAACTAATATTTCCGCCGAAATTGAACCGCACTTAATTGAACTGAGCTATACCGATTATCTAGAAGGGCAAAGTGATGAATTAAGCGTAACCTTTGAAGATATCCAAGGAAAATGGATACGCCAGTGGTTTCCAACTCAAGGAGATAAATTAATTGCAGCGATTGGTTATAAAGGCTCGCCGTTAGTAGAAATTGGCGGCTTTGAAATTGATGAGGTGGAATATGCAGCCCGCCCTTCAACTAGTATTTGGAACCGCAACGGTATAAACCTTGCCATTGCGCTTGAGAAGCCCGAATACCGCAATTTTCCCTGCCGCACCACGACCACGTTTGCCTTTGCGAGCACCGCCAAAATAACTTTCATCGGCTTCAATTTCACCTTCAAACATCTCTAA